TGGTGTATCACTCTCAGCAGGCGCTAGAATCCTCGTCAAGGACCAAACCAATGCAACCGAAAATGGAATCTATGTGGTGGATTCTGGTTCTTGGTCTCGTGCTGATGATATGGATGTTGCAAGCGAGTTTCCAGCTGCAGCAGTGTTTGTCACAGCTGGTACCGTTAACGATAACCTTGGCTTCGTTTGTACAAATGATTCTGATCCTACGTTAGGAACTACCGACATTGAGTTTACTCAGTTCAATGGTGCAGCAAACATCACTGCAGGCGATGGTCTTACTAAGACTGGTAACACCTTAGCCGTGAATGTTGGCTCTGGTTTGGAAATCAGTAGTGACGCTGTCCAAATCGCAGCAGCATCTGTTACCGACGCGATGTTGGCAGGGTCCATTTCGAACGCGAAGCTCGCCACCTCTACAATCAGTGGCGTATCTTTGGGAAGCAACCTTAATTCTCTTTCTGCATCAGCCAGTGGTGCTATCACACTGACTTCTTACAACGGTTCTGCTGCTGTTTCTGACTTGGCTATCAACGTTGATGGTACCACTATCGGCATTGCTAGCAACTCTCTCGAACTGAAAAACAATGCGGTTGATGCGAACAAGCTTGCATCTAATGCTGTTGTTTCTACCAAGATTTCTGATGGTGCGGTAACATCAGACAAGATTCAAGATGGTGCAGTAACAGCAAGCAAGATTGGCGATGGAACTTTGGGTGCTGCCAAGTTGAACTTCGTTGCTTCATACGAAACATTGTCAGCTGGTGATGGTTCTACCACTACATTCGATGCATCTTCTGCTGGTGACTCCACCATGCTTGGTGGTACCATCGTATACCGAAACGGTTTGGCTATGGGCTTGGTACAATCTTCTCCATCTGGACAAGACCAATACACAGTCAGCGCAGATGGTGGTAGTGGCTCTACATTAAGAATCACTTTTGGTGCGGCTCCAAACAGTGGTGACCAAATCACAGTATTCTACATGTCATTGTAAGATTGATAGTTAGGGGATGCTCTTATGGGCATCCCCATTTTCATATGGAGGAACAGTGGAACCAGATGTAATGCAATTGTTTATGAGTGGCGGTGCCAACTTTGCCTTTGGTGTGTTTCTGTATATGCAGAACAAAGATTTGCAGAAGCGTGCCGATGACCGTGAAGAAAAACAAGAGAAGAAAGAAGAAGAACTTAGGTTGAGATACGACAAGGTGATCACCGACTTGCAGCAGCGTGAAGAAAATATACGCAAAGACTTAGTGACCGAAATGAATGACCTTGACAAGCGCATGAGTTTGCTTGAACAGAAGGTACAAATTGTTGCAGAAGTCGTACAAGAGATTAAGAATAAGTTTGTAAGGGTGACAAATGCCAACTAAGAGAACACCTGCAAAGGGGAAACGTTTTGTTAAGGTTGTCAAGAATCCAAAGACTGGTCGCACTAGAAAGGTTTCCTATGGGCAAGCAGGCAAGTCAAAGAGTGGCACGGATCGTATACAGCCAGGGACAAAGAAAGGCGATGCCTATTGCGCACGCTCTGCAGGAATCAAGAAATGTAAAAAGCCACCCTGCGCCAACGACTTATCACGCAAGAAATGGCGGTGTCGTGGTAAGAAATCCATGCGTTAGTGTTGCGCTTCAGCTATACTTATACATATGAAAGATTCCTGCTACAACAAGGTTAAGTCCTCCTACAAAGTATTCCCATCTGCCAGAGCTTCACAGGCTATTGCTAAGTGTCGCAAGAGCAAAGGGCAAGTACGCAAGACAGCCAAGGGTGCTGCTCTGAAGCGATGGGGCAAAGAGGAATGGAAGGATCAATCTGGTAAACCATGCGGAACCAAAAGAAGTGGGACACCATATTGCAGACCTTCAAAACGTGTTAGCAGTAAGACACCACGTACACGCTCAGAAATGAGCAAGAGCCAATACCGCTCCAAGGTAGCACAGAAGAGTAGTGTTGGTCGTGGTAAAAGAGTAACCCCATTGAAACGGAGAAAGACATGAACCAGGATTTACTCGCACTCACGCCAGAACTAGTATTGTTCGTGAAGAAACTTGTAACCCATAGTCGTGGTGGCTTGACAAAGGATGAACGTCAAGAGTTGGCTGGTGACTTGCTTCAACTACTTTACAAAATCTTAAAAGAAATTGTGGACGTAGACGAGCAATAGGTTATATTATATTTGCAGTATTTCTAAGAAGTTCAACCATGGTCAGCGGTTGGACTTCTTTTCGTTTAGCCACTTCTTGGAACGATTGACCGCATACTGTACTTCATCAATGTGTGCCAGGCATTCAAACATTACCTGTCTTGGGCATCTACATTCCGCTTCGGCTATGACTTCAAGTAGTGCGATAAGGTTTTTCATTCTTGGTTCGTATTCACCAGAACAGAAAGCTCGTACAGATTGAGGGTGCAGTCCCGTACGTCTAGCCACATGTGCATACGTCATCTTGTTGTTCTTAATCTTGCCCTCTAAGTAGTCAGCAAAAGTCATGTCACCGCCAAAAGAAAAGGTGTGACCCACCAACCAATAAATCACACCCAAGTTATAGTTAATGATAGTATACCGTTCTGTCAATCGCTTGCCAACATATCTGACAGTTCAAGATACAGCAGTGCCCACTTCTCACCGTATAAGTATTTGCACAAGCGGACTAGGTTGCGGACATTGGGTTCTGTCCTACCGCTGCACCACTTGGTAACAGCATCGCGTGTCACACCTACGTGGTGTGCAATCTGCGTTTTGTTTTGTGATTTAAGTAGTGTAGTAAGTTGTTCATTAAACGTCATGCTCTCTCCAATAATCCAGATTTCATTATTTGTTGTCCGATCCATTCTGCGCACTGTGGTACGACTGCGTTTCCGAGTGCTTTAAGTCTGTCCACCCGATTGGGAATCCCATCATCTCTTCTACGAAGGGGGGATTGAGTTGGAAATCCTTGCCAGTAGTTTTGTCTAGCCCCTGCATCTTGGCTGCTTCCACATTCAGACTGTCGTGTCTGTCCCACTGACTCGCTCCAGATGGGTTGTTCTTGGATTCGTTGACTGTTGGTGTGGGTAGGATACGCGACTCCAAACCATCTGTTTCGCAAGTGGGGTGCTCCGCATTGTGCAGCTGATATAATCGTCCATTGACAGTCATACCCGATTTCGGCAAGGCTTCCAACGACTGCTGACAGTCCGCGAATAATGATTGCTGACACATTTTCCATGACGACGACTCGGGGTCGTAGTTCATTGATAATACGGTGGAACTCCCACCAAAGACCCGAACGTTTTCCATCTAGTCCCTCTCCTTTTCCTGCTATCGAAATGTCTTGACATGGGAATCCACCGCACAGTATGTCTACTGACTCCAGGTTGTGCGCCCCTACTGTACGTACATCGTCATAGATGGGTACACCCCAGTGTTTGCGTAAAACCTTTTGGCAAAACGTATTCTGCTCTACCTGCCATGCTGTTTGGAGGTTGGGGATGGAACGTTCCAACCCCAGTTCTAGCCCTCCAACACCACTAAAAAGTCCACCTAGTTTCATTTCAATGCCTCCAACTTAGCCATGACAGCGCGTGATACTTTGTACTTATCTCGTAGTTTGGATGGGTCATTGCCATCCTGTACCCACTTGCATACCGCGTCCCAGTTGCTGCTTCGCTCATTGAACCACGGTTTGTCATCGTCATCGCTGTACGTCTTAGCGTTGCCCTTCATGCTGTCCACTGCTTTGTTGCCATCGTCGTCTTCGTCAGTGATTATGTCAAGTAGGGCAGCAACTGCGTATCGTTTGGCATAGGTGATAGCCGAACCCAGTGCTTGCATGTCGTCACGTTGAACGATGAGGTTGTAGGTGCTTGAGATGGACTGACCAGTTTCTGCATGTACTAGAGACGAAGTCATGGTCTGGTTCTCACCCAGTTGATGAACGATGACCAGTCCTGCATCAGCCAGTGGTTGGCGGATGGCTTTCTGAATGTCAGTCAAAGAAGCGTACTTGGACTTAAATCTAGGATTGACAGCTGACATAACGACAGCACCACTATTCTTTTGGAACTGCAAGATTGCTTGATATATGTTTTTGTTTGACATGTTTTCCCCATGTTTGTGTGTGTAATAGTATTGTATCATATTGTTGTAGGTTTTGCATACTAGAATATGCTATCATCTGGATTTATTTCCTCCCCTTGTTTTCGTTGCTGTGCTCTAAGTTTGTACAGTTCTACCATTTTCATGTACATACTGTCCTGTGCGAAGTTCCGTTGGTTGTGCTGCCATCGTTCTGGTTCACGATATTGCTGTCGCATGACTGGCATATCGCGATGTGTGAAGTGGTAAGTGTGCAGATGAATACGTCTATCCTTACGCATCTTGTCTTCAATCTCGATGTACGTTGCTGCGTTTGGATGCATCTCTTGTGCCCCTTGCAGGTGCATGCAAGTTTCCAATCCTTCTTGGTCTTGAACTCACGGGTTTCAAGTACCATGAATCTGGCTGCCACTTCACGCATGCCGTTTAACTGTATGCAGTCCTCACACAATGTGAACTCATTGCGAGCCAGTCCTGTACCACCACTGAGTTTGATGTGCTTCTCTACCTCAGCCTTGAAGTCAGCCAGTAGGTTGTTTGGCTTGTACTCATACTGTCGTGTGCAGAACGAATCCAAAGCTGTTTCGAGGTCACGGTCTACCACTGGTAGAAAGGTCTTCCACCAAATGTGGTACACGGTTTCGCGCCATTGTGCGGTCTTGTTGAATACTGCGCTAATGACTTGGAGTGTTTCATC